ATTAATATTCGCAATCTTCACAATGTTGTATTTGCAAGCCCATACAAATCTAGGATAAAAGTTTTACAATCAATTGGTCGTGGTTTAAGAAAGTCTGAACAAAAAGACGCAGTTAAGCTATATGACATAGCAGACGATCTTACATATAAGAATCGCAAAAACTTCACACTATTGCATTTTCAAGAACGAATAAATATATACAATGAGGAAGAGTTTAACTACAAGGTTAACACACTAAGCCTATGACCACAAGCATAATAAAACTAACCACTGGTGAGGAAATCGTTTGTAAAATAACAAACGAAACGGATACGCATACATCAATTAAAAATCCTCTTAAAATTCATACAATACCAAGATTTGTACAATCAGGTATTGTTGATTCTCTAGCATTAATAAGATGGGTTAAACCATATACGGAAGAGGATACAGTTGATTTAAAAAATATGCATATACTTTATTGTGCTAAAACATCCACAGGTCTAAGTACGTTCTATGAAAAACAATTAAGAATGGCAGAGCAACATGGTGGATTTATGACAAAAGAAAAACACCAAAGTTTAATTGATAATTATCATAAAGAAAAACTTGATAGTTTACAAAGACAAGCTGACGAAGAATACGGATTAGATTATGAAGAACCATCAGACGATACAATTCATTAAATCAAATTTTTTATTGACAATTAAACCATTTTTATATAGAATGGTTAACTAGAAAGATATAAAAAAGTGGCAAAGAAAAAATCAACAGCACACTACGTTTCAAATAAAGAACTTTACGAGGCAATGAAAGTATTTAAAGTTGCTTGTGAAGAAGCAGAAAATGTAGGTGAAAGACCAAAAGTACCAGAATACATTGGTGAGTGTATTTTAAAGATTGCAAACGGGTTATCTAATAGACCTAACTTTATTAATTACACTTACAAAGATGAAATGATATCAGATGGTATAGAGAACTGTTTACAGTATATCTATAATTTTGACCCAGTAAAATCAAAAAATCCATTTGCATATTTTACACAAATAATATATTATGCGTTTATACGTAGAATACAAAAAGAAAAGAAACAACAACACATTAAACACAAAATGATTGATGGTGGCGAATATAAGACACATGAACAAATGCCAGGCGACCCAGAGACATATACGTTTAATGGTCAATTTAATCCTTTGGTAATGGTACCAGATGAACCTGTGTACAAAACAAAAGAAAAAAAGAAAAGCCCAAAAGGACTTGAGGAGTTTATGGATGACGAATAACATGCAAGCAGAGTTTAAACTTATATCACCAGAAGCAGATATATTAACTAAACCTTTGCCAGAATTTAAAGATGAAATATTACCTGAAGGGTTTACAAGAACTAAAATTGCTGAAGATTTATTTGTTGCAATGAAACAGTTTGGTGGTATTGGACTATCAGCAAATCAAGTAGGATTACCATATAGAATGTTTGTTATGGGTGGACATCAAGACATGGAAGATGGTAAAGCAAGAGCATGTTGGAACCCAGAGATACTAGAGTTTTCTGAAGATACAATACAATTAAGTGAAGGTTGTCTAACATATCCTTTAATGTTTCTAAAAATAACAAGACCAAAATCAATCAAAGTAAAATATACAGACAATGATGGTAAAGAACATATTGAAGATTTAGATCACATGCCATCAAGAGTATTTCAGCATGAGTTTGACCACATGAATGGTACAGACTTTACAAAATTAGTATCTAAATTTAAATTAGATAGAGCAAAAGAAAAGATAAGAAAGATATATGAGCAAGAAAAGAAACTTGCACCAAAAACTGTACAACTAGCTAAGAAAATTAAAAGAGACATTGAGGAAAAGAAAACGGGTGTAATTAAACCAAACACCGATATTATCGTTTAATGAAATATATGATTGTGTTTTTATTAATTGCAAGTTGTGGTTGGAAACCAATGGTAAGTTGTAAACCAGACGTAAATATGGAATCAACAATGAGTGATGTAGCTCAAAGTTGCATTGAACAACCTCAAATGGCTATCAAAAAGGAGTTTTAATGAAAGTAGCAATTATTACTGATACACACTTTGGTGCTAGAAACGATAGTGATTTTTTTAGTGATTATTTCTACGAGTTTTATGAGGGTATATTTTTTCCATATCTAGAACAACATAACATTAAAACTGTTTTTCATTTAGGCGATTTAATGGATAGACGTAAATATGTTTCCTATAAAACAGCTAAAGAATTTAGAGAAAGATTTATATTTCCTTTACATCATTTAAAAGTTGACTTTCATTGTTTAGTAGGTAATCACGATATCTATTACAAAAATACAAATGATGTAAATTCACTAAAAGAATTAATTCAAACGACAAGTAGTAAGTTTCATTTATATGAAGATGCAACAGAGGTTAATGTTGGTGGATTAGACATATTGTTTATGCCATGGATTAATCCACAAAACTATATTTACTCTATGGGCATGATTGATGAAACAAAAGCAGGTATATGTATGGGTCATCTAGAGATCAAAGGTTTCCAAATGCATAAAGGACAATTTAGTGAAACTGGTTATGATAAAGATACATTTAAAAAGTTTCATACAGTATTCTCTGGCCACTTTCATCATAAATCAGATGATGGTCAAATATATTATCTAGGAACACCATACGAGATTTATTGGAACGATCACAATGACCCAAAAGGTTTTCATATCTTTGATACGGAAACTTTAGAACTAGAAAGAATTGTAAATCCTATTAGGATGTTTGAAAAAATTTATTATGATGATAAAGATAAAGATTATGCTAACGAAGATGTATCAAAGTATCAAAAGAAATTTGTTAAGTTAATTGTAGTCAACAAAAAAGATTTATATCAGTATGATAGATTTGTTGATAGGTTAATGAAAGCAAACGCACACGAAGTAAAAATAGTTGAAGATTTTTCTGATATGCAAGCAGATAGTGTATCAGATGATATAGTGAAATATGCTGAAGATACCAACACTCTATTGAATAAGTATATCGATGAATTAGAAATCGATTTAGATAAAGATAGATTGAAAGGTATGATGCGAGGATTATATAATGAAGCTCAAGACTTGGAACTCTAAATATAAGGTAATCTATGCAGACCCACCTTGGCACTTTAAAAGCTACAGTCCAAAAGGCGATGGACGTAACGCTACACAGCATTATAGTTGCATGTCTATTTCTGATATTTGTAATCTACCTGTCGATAGAATTTCTGATAATGATTGTGTCTTACTTATGTGGTGCGTTGACCCAATGTTACCAGAAGCTTTGGAAGTTATTAAAGCGTGGGGATTCAAATACAAAACAGTAGGTTTCACTTGGGCAAAACAAAATAAAAATGATTTAGGTATGTTTACAGGTTTAGGTTATTGGACTAGAGCAAACCCAGAGATGTGTTTACTTGCAACAAAAGGTAAACCAAAAAGAATATCAAAATCAGTTAGACAATTAATCATAAGTCAAAGACAAGAACATAGCAGAAAGCCAGATGAAATATATGAGAGGATAGAACAATTATTAGATGGTCCTTATGTAGAATTATTTGCTAGAAGAGAACGAAAAGGTTGGGATAGTTGGGGAAATGAATTATGAAAAAGTGGAAAGATAATATAGGCGATTTTTTCAAATGGGTTAAAGGTACAGAGTTAGTAGAACTTGACGACATTGATGTATCTGAAGACCCAGTTAGACCAGAACTTACTTTAGGATTTAGAATTACAAATGGTAGAAAAATATTTGGTCTAAAATATAATAATGAAATAGAAGCAATAGTTTGTATTGCGTTATGCCCCGAAGTGCCTTATACAGTTAGAGAAATGGACTACATGTCTCAAGCTGCAAATCAAGACGGACAACGTGGTGAGATAGTTATTGCATATACTGTTTGGTCAAGAAAAAGAGGTGCAGGTAGAGAGATCATACAAAAATTAAGAGATTGGACTATACAAAATAAATTTAGTAGATTGGTAACACTATCACCATTGACACCAATGGCAACACACTTTCATATTAGTAATGGTGCAAAACAAATTCATATAAACGATGAAACACAAAACTTTGAATATAAATTATGAAAATGAAAACTAAAATTGTAATAGCATCTGTGTGGGTAGGATTTTTACTAGGTCTATTATTAGGGATTTGGTTATGATACATTTTGAAAAGATACGTTGGAAAAACTTTTTATCTACAGGTAATAACTTTACAGAAATACATTTAGATAGACAGAATACAACACTTATAGTTGGTGAGAATGGTGCAGGTAAGTCAACAATACTTGATGCATTATGTTTTAGTTTGTTTGGTAAACCATTTAGAGTAATTAGTAAATCACAATTAGTCAATACTGTTAATGATAGAGAAGCAGTTGTTGA